GGCGCGGGCGGCGTGAAGGTCGCGGGCTTGCCGGTGATCGAGTCCCATGAGACGGTGGCGACGCCTTCGGCGAACGGGGTGCCGTCGGGCTTTACCAGACGCACAGGGATGGCGAGGCCGGAGTCGTCGGCCTCGTCGGTTTTCTGCACTACGAGCGTCTGGGTGAGGGGCGCGGCCATCACTTGGCCGTCCTGCCGGTGGAGGTCGGCTTCTTGAGCACGGCGATGCCCTTGGGGTCGAGGATCGCGTAGCTGTACATGGCCTCGGTGCGGTAGGCGATCTGGTTGACGCCCTTGAGGTCCTTACCGGTGTTGTCGGGGTCGCCGTATTCGATGATCTCGCTCCAGATGTCGCGCACCATGCCCCACTTGATGAGGCGGAAGTCGCCGAGGAAGGCGAGGATGCCGGTCGCAGGGGTGATGAGGCGGCCGTTGACCGTGCCGGACGTGGCGGCGGGGATGCCGTCGAGGCTGCCGACCTGAAGGTTGATCGGGATTTCCGGGTAGAAGCGCTGGCCGGTGGAGGGAACGCGAATCTTGCGCAGCTCGTTCGCCATGGTCTTGGACATGGCGATGCCGTTGATGTCGTACTCGTCGCTGACGACCTCGGCGAGGCTGTCGATGTCGGCGACGCGATCGTCGGTGGCCGTCACGCCGACCGCGGTTTTGGCGAGCGCGTTGAAGCCGTCGAGGGTCGTCTTCTTCTTGGGGTCGAAGGCGTGGTAGATGACGTAGTCGAGGACGCGGCCCATCGCTGCGGCCTGATCTGCCAGAATCTTGCTGGTGATCTCCAGTTTGGCGTCTTCGTCGGCCCACTGGAGCTCGCTGCTGACGCGGGTCGTGGTCTGCACCTTGAAGCGTTTGCCGACGACCGGGGTGAGGGTTTCCTCGTAGCTGGACTTCTGTGCGCCTTCGGCGACGACCTCGGCTTCGGAATTGCCGGTGAAGACCATGTAGTCCTTGTCGAGGAAGAGCTGGGGTTCGCTCGGGGAGAGCGCGGCGATGGTGCTGGTGTCCTTGGCGCGCTTGGTGATGACGGTGGCTACTTCCTTGGGGAGCAGCACCTTGCTGGTGTCGAGTGCCATGATGATGGTTTCCTTTCAGATGAGGGGTGAGGAGATGTTGGCCGGTTAGAGGCCGAGGTTGCGCAGGTAGTTGACCATGCTCTCGTTCGGGCCTTTGCCGGACGGCTGGCGGTCCGCGCCGTGCACGGCCGGGGCCTTGGGTTTGGGGTTGAGCAGCTCGTGGATGCGCTTGGCGTGCGATTGCATGGCTTCGAGGCTGTCGCCTTCGATCACGTCGGCGGGTACGCCGGTCTCGGCCGACACCTGCGCCTTCCACTCGGCCCGCTGCTTGGCGGTTTCGTAGGAGGCGACCTTGTCTTCGAGTTCCTTGACGTGTTTGGCGGCCTTTTCCTGTTCGGTCATGCTCGCTTCCTTGAGCTTTTCCAGCTCGTCGGCGGCGGCCTTGTTGGCCTTCGCTTTCTTTTCCCAGTCGCGCGAGTGGCCGAGCGCTTCCTTGTATTTGGCTTCCCAGTCGATCGGTTCGCCGACATCCTCGGATTCGGAAGACGCGGCTGGCTGGTCGGCCCCGCCGGAAGCCATGCCGCCTTCCGGCGGGGCCGCGACGAATCGGACGTGACGGGGTGTGCGGTTGAGGAACATGGTTGTTCTCCTTGTGGTTGAGCCCTTTCCGGGCATTGAAAAAGCCACCCGTGCGGGTGGCTGAAAACTTGGATGCCCGTCTTCGGACATGAAAAAAGCCACCCGCATGAGGGTGGCTTGAATGGGCCGGCGCTATGTCGTCTGGGCCAGTTCCTTGTCGAGGGCCGAGGCGTATTCGTCCTTGTCTTCATCTTCGAGCAGTCCGAAGGCGTCGAGCAGGGGTTCTTGCGGCACGGTTACGTGGTTTTCGAGGATCGCGGCGATGAGCCAGCTCAGGGCGTAGTACTGTTCGCCGGCGGCTAGGCCGTAATCCAGTTCCCCGGCTTCCTCAAGGACGTCGCAGTATGGCCTCAGCCGCCGGTATGCGGCTTCGCATTGCGAATCTGTTGCCATAGCTTCTCCTTTTGCTGCGGCACGACTGGGTGTGCCGTGTGGACGGTGAATCGACCGCCGGTGTTTCTGGTTTTCTGGAGCCACACGCGGACGATCTCGTCTTCCACTATCTTATACAGGGTTTGACGTTCCCTGCCAGCCGGTATGACGAGGTCGGGAGCCACGACGGTCTCCTCTACAGCCCACTTGATTTTCTTCTCGTCCCATTCCTTCGGAAAATGGGTCTTGCCGGGTACTGTCGCGTCGGGACCGTGGTTCTCGAAGACATGATCCCATGTTTTCGCCCGTGGCTGGATGACCTCGGCGGGCCATTCGGCCGATAGTTCGAACACCCCAGAGGTGAGCTCGTCGGGAAACATGTGGTTCATGGTCTTCATTACGGCATTGGTTTCCGAAGTGCCAGCTCGTGATTTCGCGGCCTTGTACATGCGCTTGAACTTGTCGGGGTCGTAGCCTTCGAGTTTGGTCTCTCCCCATGAGGGGACGATCTTGCAGTCGCAGTCGTGGTGGTATCTGTTCCATTTGCCGGCGGTGTCCTCGCTGGCATAGACGAAGCCTCGGGATGCGAGCATGGCGCAGAACGCGCAGGTCTTTCCTTGGGGGACTCGCGCGTATTTGGGGCGGGTGGGGTCGTTTTGGGCGGTGAAGCGTCCGGTGAGGCGTGCGGTCTCGTTGATGATGTCCTTGGCGAGGCGCGCCCAGTCGTCTTCGGTGTAGCCTTGCGTGTTGACGGCCCAGAGGTGATCCATGGTCAGGCCGGCTTTGCTTCGTCCGTTGATGACGTCGGTGAATTTCGCGCCGACGTGCATGGTGTTGTTGTAGCCGCCGACGATCTGCCAGAAGGCGCGGTCTGAGCTGACCTGCGCCTCCTTGTAATCGGGCATGGTGATGCCGGCGGCTTCGGCCCATGCGGCTCGCACGTTCCTGTAGTAGTCCTGTGCGATGAGGTTGGCCTTGCGCGCGTAGTCTTCCAGTTGTAGGCGGGCTTGGCCGGTGGGATCATCGCCGAAGTAGAGGCTGTTGGGCACCATCGTCTTGGCCTCGATGATGAGGTCGGACAGTTCGTCCTGGTAGTCGTCCCACAGGTCGTTGAGGTGGCTGTTGAACGCTTTACGCTGCGCCGGGCTGAGGTTGCTCGGCGGCAGGCTGTTGCTGTCCATTCTCGGCCTCCGTTCCGGTGGCGGTCTGATCGGCGGCGTGCAGGCGGGCGCGTAGCGTGTCCACGGCCGCTTCGGTGCGTTTCTGCTTCTCGTAGGCCCGGTGGGCTTTGATCTCGTCCAATGTCAGGCCGGCGCGGGTGAGTCCCACGTCGCTGTCGGCGAAGTCGGGGTTGGTGGATGCGACCTTCTGGTACCAGTCTGCGCGGGCGGCGTCGCTGGTTTCCTTGACCGGTGCCCAGATGGGGCGCAGTTCGCGCAATGCGTCGGGGTCTGCGCCCTGATAGGCCAGTGCGATGCTCATGGCTTCCTTCAACGCGCGGCCGAAGCGCTTGTTTTGCCGGTCGGCGGTGCGGGACAGTTTGCGTTCGGCTTCGGCCATCGCCTCGGCCGAGGCGGGATTGTCCATCGTGATGCCGAGGTCGTTGACGGGGATGTCGGTTTCCGAGCTGACCATGAGGGCGATGGTGCGCAGCATGTCGGCGTGCGGGGTCATGGATGCCTGCTGGAGCTGCTGCATGGTGGGCTTGTCGCCGTTCTTGTTGGCGGGCATGCCGTTCATGACGCTCACGATGCTGCTCCATGTGTCGTCGGTGAACTTCTTCGACGCTCCGATGAACCACACGCGGGGGGCTGCATAGAATTCGGCGGTGGCCTCCATGCGCACCATGGTTCGCAGGCCGAAGTCGGTCAGGTTCATCAGTGTGCGGGTGATGCGGCTGTTGCCCAGCGGATGGTAGGACTGGGCGTCGTTGACGAGGGGCACGACGCTTGGCCGGTCGAGGTTGGTTTCGATCGTCCGCGCCGTCCACGGGCCTTCGCTGTTGTCGATTTCGTAGACCTTGCCGGGCAGCCATACGGTGAACGCGGTGATGCGCCCGGTTCTGTCGTCCTTGTCGGTGATGGTCAAGGCCGAGCCGAGACGGCGGCGCCGGCGGTCCCAGATGCCCGCGCTCCAGTCCGCCGAGCGGGGCAGCATGAGGATGCGGCCGGGTTCGTCGGGGTCTTCGTACACGGTGATGAAGCTGCATCCGTGGATGTAGGCGCTGGTGATCGCCTCGGAGATGTCGGTGTCCCATGCGTTGTCGTCCACGAGCTCGTCCACCTGCGCTTGCAGCGGGTCGGGCGCGTCGAAGCCCTCGAACACGTTGAGGTCGGCGAGCGCTCGGACTGCTTTGTTGGGCCATCCGATCATTGGTTTGGCGAGGGCGCGCATTTGTTTGGGGATGCTGTAGGCGACGCCGTTGTATCGGTATCGGGCTTGGTAGTATTCGGCTCTCAGCATGTTGCGTGCGTAGTGGTCGCGCCATGTTGTGAGGAGTTTTTGGATGGTGGGCATGTCGTCGTCTTCGACGCCTTTGATGCGGGTGATGTTGGCGGATTGGACGGCGAGGTAGGCGTCTTGGGTGGCGGGGTTGGTGATGGCGACGCCGTTGTGGTCGGTGGTGGGCATTAGAACCATGTCTCCGTTTCTTGGGTGGGGTCTCTTCTGGTGGTCATGGCCCCGTGGAGGGCGAGGGTGACGGCGTTGAGTGGGCTGATGTCGGTGTCGTCGTCGGGTCGGTTCCATCCGAAGAGTCCGTTTTTGCCGATGGGGCGTGTGGTGGCTTTGGCGGCGGCTTGCCAGAGTGGTTGTTGGCCGTCTTCGGGCAGGTGGGTGAGGGTGCCGTCTCTGAGCATGTCCTGGAGGCGGCCGCAGGCGCGGCCCATGTCGGTGGCGGCGGTGACGGTGACGGTGACGCCGGCCTGGGCGAGGTCGGGCAGGAGCGCGGTGGCGGGGCTTTGCCCGTCGATGACGAGCGCGGCGGTTTGTTCCCAGACCTTGTCGATGAGGTTGACGGCCCACATGGTGCCGTCTTGGTTGGTGTCCCCGTATTCGGCGAGTTCGATGTGGGCGGTGTTGTCGTCGTAGCGCATGCATGCGCCGATGGTCAGGCGCGTGCGTTGGGGGTTCATGTCGATGCCGAAGCTCATGACGCCGCCGGGGCGGCGTTTGTCGATGGTGGCTTCCTCCCATTGGCGGCGGTCGATGGCCTGGCTGAGGGCGTGTTCGTCCCAGATGCCGAGGGCTTCGCGGCGGAAGTCGTCGCCGGTGAGGTTTTCCCACAGGTTGGCGATGGATTCGTCGCTGGTGTGGGCGGGGTAGCTGGGGTTGGCTTTCCTCCATTGCTGGCGGTCGAGGGGGTCGGCGTCGCGGTCTGCGGTGAATTCGACGTAGAGGGTCGAGTGGGTGCGGCCGTCGCGCGCTTTGTCCCTCAGGCGGGTGAACGCTTCGCCGTTGTCCCTTGGCCCGGGCGGGGTGCCCATGTAGATGGTCTGGGGGTTGTAGGCGCGGTTCTGGGTCGGCAGCATCGACGCCATCGCCGAGTCGGACAGGTGCTGGGCCTCGTCGATGACGAGCAGGGCGATCTTCTTGACGCCTCGCAATGCGCCGCGTTCGCGGGCGCGGAAGAAGATACGGCTGCCGTTGCGGAAGCGTATCTCCTCTTTGCCGGCGGCGAGGCTGATGCCGTGGTCGGGGTCAACGAGACCGCTCATTTCGGGGCGCAGGACGATCGCGCACAGGCTTTCGAACGTGTCCTTGATGACGCTGAAGTGCTGCGCCGTCCACACGATGCGCATGCCGGGGGTTCGGGCGGCGCGGTGGATCGCGACCCAGCCGATGTCGTAGGTCTTGCCTGTCTGGCGCGGGATCGACAGCACGGCGTTGCGGGCGCTCCAGAAGCCGTCGGCGCTTTTCGCGAGGATGATCCGGTTGATCTGCCGCTGCCAGACGTCGAACCGGTCGCCCGCCGCGTTGGCGAGCCGGTTGAGGCTGGGTTCGCCGCTGGTGTACAAATCGTCGGGGATGATCTGGCAGCTCGCCCCGTCAATCCTCGTACTCATCCAATCGTATGTCCTCCGTGTCCAGGGCCTGCATGGCCGGGTCGTACCCGTTCGACGCCTTGTCGATCGCCTCGATCTCGGCGCTCATGTCCGCCAAACGTTTCGTCAGGCTGGCGAGGTCGCGTGAGCTTATCGACCCTTCGTCGAGCTTTTCGGCGATCAGGTTGCGCATCGCCACCAGGAGGCGGCGACGATCCCCGGAAGCGGCGGCATTGCTGACCCTATGGGACTTCGACGCGCTCTTCGACCTGGTGGTTTTCGACGTTCTGGCGACCATGACGGCTCCTTGCCAAGTGTGGAAAAAAGTCCGGGGGAAAAACGGCCCTTTGCCCGTGGTGGCCGTGAGGTGGCCGGGCAGGGTCTACTCCCTACCCCCGAACCAGTCCGAGCAGCGGATCGGCCCGGCCGAGACCTGTGCGGCGCGCTGCGGCGCTTTGCCTTGCGTGATGAGGTGGGCGACGCGCTCGCGTGCCCATGCCAGACTGTGCGTGCCCTTGATGGCGTTGCACCATCGGTGCGCCGGCCCGCTGTTGTCGTGCGTCAGGGTGCCGCCTCGCGCCAAGGGTATCGTCTCGTCGATCACGAAGCTGTACGGGTCGGGCGAACGCAGCGTGTAGTCGATGGGCCGATAGCAGATGTAGCAGTCGGCTTGCATGTGCCGCCATCGCTGCTGCTCCAGCCTGCGCCTGTGCCCGTTGCGTTTGCGCGGGTTGCTCACCTGAGCCTCGGTTTCGCGGTGCATTGGCTGACCTCGACGCCGGCCCTGAACACGATCTCGTCGGCGATCAACGGCACCCACACGATGCCCAGATCGTCGCGCCCCACCTCCGGGTAGGGCTGCCGGTCGGCCAATGGGTAAGGGAAGATCAAGCCGTCCACGAGCACACGCCCCCTGCGGGCGTCCACTTCGATGCGCTTGGGACACAACGCCATGACACGCCTCCAATCGAACGCTTGTACGGATCGACAGACTGCGCTCGCCGGCGGGAAGAAGAGGAAAGAACCGGCGGCGAGGCGTCTGTCTGTGGTGGTTTCTCGGGTGCCGCATACGCTGGTTGTGCACGGTGCCGGCGGCGGCTGGCGGATGGTGCGGGATTCGAACCCGCGAAGCATGAGGCTATCATGCTTGCCCGCTTAGCAAGCGGGTGACTTCGGCCGCTCGGCCAACCATCCAGCGGGAACAAAAAAGCCCCGCCGGCATGGGCAGGGCTTTCTCGATACTCCGATTACACGCGACAGCGTAACACGGAACCGGGTCAGGGGTCAAGCGTCGTCGTGGTCGCGTTCGTCCTTGGCCTGGGCGCACGCCAAGAGCTCCAGCACATTCCACGCCCAATAGGGGCCCTCGATGTGTCTTGTGCCGGGCATTTTGCCGCGTGCGCGCCAGTTCTTCAGGTCGTTGCCGCTCACGTTGACGCCGGTGTTGGCCCTGATCCAACGGGCGGCGTCGGATTGGGTGCGGGTGATGTGCATGAGGCCCGCGCTGCGCAGGTATTCGAGCCTGGTGCGCCGCAAGTCGAGCCATGCGCCGCAGGCGGGGCATATCGCATACCGTGCGTCTCGGGCGGCGTAGATGGGCGTGCGCACCGGCTCCCCCTGCTCGTCGCGATCGTTGAGACAGTCGGGGCATACGCCGATGAGCCGCTTCTCCGCACTGTGCGACGTGGCCGCGTCCACCCGTTCCGCAAGACGCAGGGTGTCCGCGTACAGGCCGGAGGCGTCTTCGAGCCGGGCGAGGTCGCGCATGCGGCGCAGCAGCAGGCGGATGAGGTCGGCCCATTGCATGAGGGTGCGCGCCCGCTCGTATCGGTCATATCCGAGCGGCTTGATGCCGAGCCGGCCGCCCATGAGCTGCAAGTGCACCTCCACCGCGTTGAACAGGGCTTGGGCGGCTTCGTTGACCGGCGGGGCCGCGTATGCCCTGTTGCCGTGGCGTGGCGAGCGTTCGCGGGTGGTGGCTTGTTTGTAGGCGATCTGTTGGAGGGCTGGCATGCCGGCCTTCAGGAGCCATGCGAGGCGTTTCGCCCAGTCCTTGACGCATTCCTTGCACAGGTTCGCGTCGCCGGCCGCTTTGCCGCAGGCCGCGCATGTTCGTTGTTCCATCATCCCCGCCCTTTCGCTGGTGCTATACTCGCTTGTTGGACAATGCGAGCCTCTGCCGAAAGGTGGGGGCTTTTACTTTCCCGAAGCCGTTCCCGACGTGGTGGATTGGCCGGGAACGGCTTGTTTTCAACGGTTTGCTGACTTTCCTTAACTTTCTCTTCTATTGTCGCCGATGCCGGCGGGTTTTTCCGGCGCGGGTGCCGGGTGGGCTTGCAGGATGATGGCCTTCACCTCATCGATGGGGACGCGCAGGGATCGCGCGGTCTCTTCCGGCGGCACGCCCTTGCCGTGCCATTCCACGATGATCTTCCTGACGCCTTCGGTGACTCTCACGCCCGTGCCTCCTGCCGGTCGAGCTGTTCGCATGCGGAGTGCTTGGCGCACATTTGGGCGACGCGGCGCATGCACTTGCGGATCGCGCCGCCGTAGGAGAGGGCGACGACGGTGAACCGGCCGAAGCATTCCGGGTGCGTCACGTCACGGCCGGGCGTGGCGGTGCCTCGCATGATGGTGACGGGGCCTAGCTGCCAGGCGGTGACGTTGGCGTCGATGTTGTTCATTGTTGGTCCTTTCTTGGGTCGTCATTTGACCCCGTATCGGCGGCCGCCCCAGATGCCCTGCAACTGGTAGCCGTCGATCCGGTTGTGCTCGTCGGCGAACCGGCGGCACTCGCCGATGACCGGGCATGACCGGCATATGGCGAGCGCGGCCGCCTGTTCGTATGGTTTGCCGCTGAACCAGAGTTCGGGGTCGTGGTCGCGGCATGCGGCCTGATGTCGCCAGTCCATGGGTTATCGGCCGTCCTTTCGGTAGGGGTTGGCGCGTTCCACGATGGCGAGTTCGTCGAAGTGGTTCATGGCGTCGAATACGGCCTGTTTGCCTTGTTCGTAGGCTTCGGCGAGTTCGTCGGACTGTTCGGCGTCCATGATCGAACCGGCCTGCGGCCTTGTGAAGCCCGCCGTCCTGAGCCTGCGTTCGATCTCGTAGAGGCCGATTGGTTCGCTGTCGCAGGTGAAGACGATGCTCAGGCGTTTCATGACAAGTCCTTTTGCAGCGCGCGACGGCCGGCCTCGGTGATGGCATAGCGTCCGTATCCGACGTCTTGCGTGTATCCGCGTTCCTCCAGGGATTGGAAGGTGCGTTTGTGGTTGCCGTCGGCGGGCTGCATGTCGCCGTGGTTGACGAGCTGGAGCAGCACACTCTTCTGCGCGTAAGTGAGTCGTGGTCTCATTTGACGCCTCCGCTCAGCGGGTCGATGAGCTCGCAGCTCATGGCGTCGATGCGCTCGCCGGTCTTGACGGTCAGGCACAGGCGTTTGACGTCGCCGGTCTGCCGCACCTCCTGCGTGACGGTCTGCACATCCTGTTCGCCGAGCTGCGCCTGTTCGCCAAGCCCGTAACCGACCACGAACGCTGCAAACACACACACGAAGGCCGGCATGATCCTCACAGCCCATGGTCTACCGTTCCTCATTCCGTTTCCTCCGTCCCGTCAATGAGCGTCCATGCGCTCGCTGCCAGATTGACCCACCATTCGCGCTCGCTGTCGTCCATGGCATTGCCGCTCTCGTGGGCAATCGGGCAGTCGCCGACCTGCTCGTGCAGGCGCATGGCGAGCCGTTCCGCCTCGTCCGGCATGAACGGCCTACGGTTTATGGACCGCTCGAGCTGGATGGCGAGCGCGAGCGCATCGTCATGGCCTTGGGTATATCCGATCACGTAGGCCTCGGCCGGGCTGTCGTTGCCGAGGCCGGCGTCGGCGAGCGCGTTCAATGCCTGTTGGGTGATGTCGATGCTCATATGCGGGCCTTTCGGTGTTTGCGTTCGGCTTTCCATTTCGGGTGGAACTGCAGGAACGCTTTGAGCGTGCTTATCGGCTCCCAGAAGTCGCCGTCCGGTAGGTCGAGTTGCCACCATTGACCGCAGACCGGGCAACGCCATACCGGATCACTGCCAGAGGGCTTGCAATACTGACTACTCACTCCACGCCTCCAGTTCGCTGATGTCGGTCGGAATGCCGTATTGGTCGTAGTAGAGGCGTGTGCTCATTGTTGGTTCCTTTCGTGTTCGATGAGGCGGTCGAGGCAGGCGAGGGCCGAATAGGGGAAGCCTTGCCGGAGTTTCGCCCATGTGTGCGCTTCGGCGTCGGGGATGGCGGGATCGTTGGCGAGGGTGTCGAGGATGGCGTGTTGTTGGCGTGTCCATGCGATCTTCTCGTCGTGGTCGATGACGTGGCAGAGGTACCATCGGGCTTTTTCGAGGTCTTCGACGGGTCGGCCCTTGCTGTGGTAGCGCCAGAGGTATTTGATGGCGTTGCCGAGGCAGAAGCTGGTGTCTGCGGTCAGTTCGATGCACTCCATGCCCGGGTGCGAGCGTGTGTAGTGGTTTGGTGAGTTGACGGGGTCGTTGGCCCATGTGGTGTGCATGCTTACCAGTCCTTTTCGAGTTCCCGGCAGTCGGGGCAGATGGATGACGTGCTGTCGGTGAGCGGTGCGCCGCAGATCGCGCAGATGGTCGGATCGTTGGCCGGTTCGGGTCGGTGGGTGGCCTTTCGGAGACGTCGGATGAGTTCGATGACGGGGTTGGGGCGGTCCGGGGTTGCTGTGTGGGCGTTCATTGCTTGTCCCTGAGTTCGATGTGTCCCCAGTCGCATGACGCTCCGCCGGAGTCGGAGAAGCATCGGACAGCCGCGCTGCCGTCGGGCAGTTCGTACCAGCGGACGTATCCGGGGTCGGGGTTGTTCACGGTGCCCTGGCCGTCGCCTTTGGGTGTTTCTCCGCATGCCGTGAGCGCGAGGATGGCGAGGATCGCCGTGAGGGTTGCGGGTATTCGTTTGCCGGTGTTCATGATTGGATGCCTTGGTGTCCGGCTCGCATGATGTCGAGGTAGGCGGTGTAGTCGTTGATGTCCCTGTGGATGCAGTCTTGGACTCGGTGGGTGCCTGCGTGGTTCTGGTAGGGGTCGCGGCCGATGGCTTGGTCGGTGAGGCGCAGGGTGGTGAGGTCGAGTTTTCTGTGGTGGAGCCCTTCGGCGATGGGGTGGTTGAGGTGGCGGCTGAGGTGGACGTCGAGTTGGCGTAGGTCGAAGTCCACGTTGGTTCCTGCGGGGTGGAGTGTGTATTGGCTGAGTTGGTCGTTGAGGAATTCGTGGATGTTCCATGCGGTGTGCTGGTAGTCGTAGGTGTCCTTGGGTGCTTCGGCGCTGGCGAGCATGAGTCCGTTGGCGAGGTGCATTTCGTAGGCTTTCAGGAGTTCGGGGTGGTTGGCCCAGTTGCGTATGTTGTCGGGGTGGACGATCAGGTGGAGGCTGTCGTGGGGGTGTTTGCCGGTCATGTCGGTGACTTGCATGCCGACTTCCAGGAGTTCGCACTGGTAGGGGTCGAGGCCGGTGGTTTCGGTGTCGATCCATAGGAGCATGTCGGGTTTTCTTGGCGGGCGGGGCGGGTCGAGGGGGATGGTCCGGTGGCCGATGGCGAGGGTTGTCGTGGTGTCGTTCATTCGTTGCCTTTCTTGATGTCGATGTGGGTGGGGAGGTCTTCGGGTGGCGGGCAGGGATGGCGGGTGCCGTCCTTGTTGAGCTGCTGCCAGCCGCCTGTGCGGTAGTAGACGGGGATGGTGGCGGGGTCTTTGCCCGTGTGGACGAGGTAGCCGAGCCGGTAGGCGCGTGCGGGGTGGGCGTGTACCCATCCGTGGCATCCTGTGGTGCCGCTGCCGCAGAGTTGGAGCAGGTTTTCGGGTTGGTGGAGCCGGTCGAAGGGGTGGCTTCGCGGTTCCCTGTGGTGGATGCTGTCGCCGCTCCAGTGGCTGCCGGTTTCCCGGTCGCACATGGCGCATCGGTATCGGTCTCGCCGTTGCACGATGCGGCGGGTTTCGTCGGTGGGTTTGCTGCTCATCGGCTGGCCTTTCGTTGGCATTCGTTGATGATTTCCTTGGCTTTTTGTTCCGGGTCGATGCCGGTTTTGACGCTGGCCCAGAAGTCGGCTCTCATCGCGTCGGTGAAGGTGCCTACGGGCACGTGGTCCCGGATGTGGCCGGTGATCCACCGGTCGTCGATGACGGTGCCGTCGGGCAGTGCGTGCCGGTATGGTTTCGGCTGGCTGGGCATGGTGTCCATGTATGCGCCTTGGCGCAGCCATCGGCTCATGTTGGGCGCGTATCTGGGGTCGTCCACGGTTTTGGCGTAGGCGATGACGGCTCCGATGAGCTGCGCTTCCGTCACGGCGGACGTGCCGTCGTGCCCGGCCACGGCTGCGGCCCACGCTTTCTCGGCTTCCCGTCGCGAGCCGGTGTGGCGTGGGTAGGCGTTCCACGCCGTGGCGAACGGGTCGGCCAACGCCCTGGCCTCGGCCTCGGCGACCGACGCGGTTTGCTTCGATCCCGGCCCGGAGGGGTCAGGGGAGGAAGAAGGCATGGTTTTGGTTTGGTTAGGTACGGTAGTGCTTCCTGTTTGCTTTGTTGAAGTTGAAGCAGTCTGCTTCGCGTCTGCTTCGTTTTGCTTCCTGTTTGCTTCGGCTTTCGCCCTGCGGGACTCGCCCGACGCCTTGCCTCCGGCGTGGCCGGCGACGACCTTCTTCTCGTGCAGTTCGGTGGCTTCTTCGGGCGTAAGCGGTTTCTTCTGGTTCTTGAAGCTGCCGAACACGGCGAGGCCGCGACGGGTCACGACCCTGTACACGCCTTCGCCGGCCTCTTCGAAGAGCCCGTTTTCAACGAGTTCGCGCACGAGTCTGACGGTGCCGCCCACGCTTCTGACGCGCTTGAGGTCGAAGGTGCCGTCGAACGAGTCCGGCCGCGTGTATATCTGGTGGTCGCACCACGTCACCATCGTCGCGTACAGTCCGCGCGCGGCCATGCTGCTGTCCTGCACCGCAGGATCGAAACCGAAGGTGCTGTCGAAGTTCACAGACATGGCGCGCCGCCTTCACGACATGCGATAATCGACTTATGAGCAACGACAAGAAGACCCAGCGCTGCATGTGTGTGACGATTGATTTCGAGCAGCTTACGTTCGGTGAGCTGCGCAAGTTCGTCGAACTGACGGCAGATCGTGAGGACGATGAATTTGTGTGCGTCAACGACAATGACGGAGTGCCGGACGGCTTTATGGCGTATGTGGACGCAGAAACCATAGACGTCGTGCCAGCCGATGAGACGTCGGAGCGCTGATATCGACCACATCTTTTCCTGAGCCACCCCGTTGCGGGTGGCTTTTTTGTTTGCCTGCTGCATATAAGCCTCTCTCAATGTGTGGTTATTTGATCTCGCCGGTGGTCGGATCGACGGCCTCTCCTCTGTCGGTCTCGTCAGCATCGTCGTCGGGATCGGGATAGTCGGGCGCGCTTTCCTCGAACGTGGCGAGGCTGTCGTGGAGGTTGTCGTACAGGACCGCGCGGCGTGCGTCCTTCGGATAGGTGAGCAGCCGGTTGATGACCTCGGCGCAGTCGATGATGTGCTGCGCGAGCGCGTCCGTGTCGTACACGGCCTCGGTGTACGGGTCGATCTGGTGGAACTTGTCGAGGTAGGCGTCTTTGGTTTCGAGCTGCATCTTGTGGTTGACCGCGCGGCGGAAGTCCACGGCCGCCTGCTTGATCTTCGCGCACGAGCTGTTGAAGTCCAGCAGGCTCAGCGGGCTCATTTCGTCGGGTATGAGCGCGTCCTGGACAAGTTTCGAGTCTTTTTTCTTTGCCATGAGGGTGTCCTTTCTAGAATTCCGGGTCGCCGGTGTCGGTGGTGGACGTGTCCGTTGTGTAGCCGCTGCCGCCGTTGGCCCACGGGTCGGACGCCGGCGGCTGAGACGGCGCGGCGGCTGGCCGTGGGCCAACGGGCGGG